AATTTTTCATCAGTACTATTATATGTCATCGCAGCAGCGCCAGCAAAAGCACCACCATTGTTATATTGTAATTGTGTAGTAGAACCACCGGGTGTTCCGCCACCACCACCAATACTAGATAAATCTACAGTTCTTGTTGGTTGATTGTTAGTTTGAGCTAATCGTAATTCATCACCTACTAACGACAAACTTGATACGTTTGACCCTGAAACATTTTTTAAAATGTGTTTCTTTCCGTGTGGTAATATTCTTTTCGATAGTGGCATACATAATACCTAGGTTGCCTAGGTTAAAAAAGATTGTGGGGGTTTTTATACAGACCCCCAACTGTAAACCGTGCTCCGAAGAGCTGATTATTTACCTTATGCAGTGTTAATAACAACTACACCAGTTTCAGGTCTAATGACCTTTAGTCCGTATCTCATAGACATATAAGAACCGACAATTCCGAAACCGGGGTTTGCTTCTTCTACAGTCAATGGGCGTCTTTCGACGTAAGCCATTTGTTTGACACTAGAATCAAAGACACCGAACCTTGCGGCTGGTATCCAAGCACTTGTGTAAACGTTTAGACCGTAGATTTGTCCAACTAGACCGTTAGCAGCGGTATTCTCTAAGAATCCCATTTGACCACCATCGTTACGTGGGTTTCCAGTACCGAGTGATGCTGCGACTGTGAAGTCAGCCAAATCAAGTAAAGACCTGTAGTGTGCTGGGGAAATGAAGACGGTGTCTGCATTGTATCCCATATTACCAATCAATTCAATTGCGTTGGTAAGGTCAGCAAGTCTTAGCTTTCCTGCAACTCCTGAAACAGCTGACACATAGTGACTTTTTGTCAATTGTGCATCAGATGTCAAAGCGTAGTTGTACAATCTTCCTGTATCAACAGCACCACCACTAGCGATGAATCCACCGTACATATTTTCAGAGAAATCGGTAATCGAACCTGTACCATTTTCTCCAGTATTTACGCCAATGTTTGAACCGCTAATACCTGTACCAAATGTAGTGTCTGCTAATCCCATCAAAGCGTAAATGACGTGTTTTTCCAAATGTCTATCTACTGCTCTGCGTGCTTCGTTAAGGGCCAACTCAACTTCGTTGAATCGGGAATCCTCAATCATTCTTCGGGTTACACCTACTGCAATACCCCACTCTTTAACAGATACTCTCTCGGAGCGCATCTTTGTGTGTTGGTATTTAGGTGTAGAACCTTCGTCTATTTGTTCCATATTCATTGATGGAAGACCAAATGTAATATCTATGTCTCCACCAGTGTCAGTTACCATACGTTCTGTAAACAAACTAATTGCAGGGATATCGGTTGTTCGATAATCAACGAGTGCGTCTTTATAATCAATAAGGACTCTCTCTCCTGTACCGCCTGTTGCTGCGTATGAACCTGTGTTATTGGATGTTAGTATACCTTCTTGTGTTGTAACCATAATAATCACTTATTCCTTATAGAATCACCTTCTTTAAAGATAATCCGTCACCTGTTGCTAAAGCTGAAGTTTCTGCGTAGATTCCTACTGCTTCTGCTTTTTGCTTTACAACGGTTGTAGCGGTTTGTAAGTACATTCCTGCACCTTGAACTGCTATTTCTGCTCCGGGGTTAATGTTTCCTGAACAAAATGTTCTTAACAATACTCCCTTCCCTGTTACTACATTTACAACGTTACCAGATGTTGCTGCGGTTAATGATACTCCAATACCTTTGGCTCCACTAGCTTTTACTGGTTGGATTTGTCCATTGGTGTGTTGAACTACATAATCACCTGCTGCAATAGTCTCGTTTGCTATAAATGGTAAGATGCGGCTTGGTGCCCCACCATCGTTTACAATTATTTCTGTTGCCATAATTTAATCACCTATTTCCTATTAAATCGGATTTCTCCGTTTTTATTCATAGAGAACATTCTCTCTACTTCAGGTTCGGCCTCTACGGCCTTTTCTTCGGAATCTTTAGCGATACCTTTACCGAAAGTTTTTTCGGTTTCTGGTGCCTCCATAGACTCTAATGCTTCATAAAACCCTGAAAGTTTATTATCTTCCCATAGAGCTAATTCTTCAGTTCGAGCGGCTTTGTTATCCTCTTCGACTCTTCCCAATAGCAATTCTTTAGAGATGACGTTACCAACAAGTTCGTCTTTGACGCGCTTTGATTCAGCAACTTGTCTCTCCTCCTCTGCTTTTTGGAAATCGGCGACGAGTTTGGTAGCCTCTTCGTACTTACCTTCTAACTCTTTATGGGCGGTTGATACTTCTTCCAGTTGCTTTTTGTATGAAGCAAACTCTCTTTCTAAAATCTTTTCAGATTCGCTTTTTACTACTTCCTCGCTCATATTATCGACCTCTTTGTGTTCACCGTCGTGGTCACATTGGCACTTATCTTCTGAAGGTCCATCACAACCACAATGTTCTTTGGTTGCAAACTCCCTTTCAGTTTTTGTACCGCATTCCGTGTCAATCGTGCATTCCCCACAGACGGGCGTTGCTATTTCATTATCTATAAATGAAACCTCAACAGGCCTGATGTTAGTGGCATAAGAATCGCCCATAACATCGACATCCTTCGAAAACCAGTCTATACTGACGTGAGTGATGTCACCGCCTTTAACTTTCTCTATCACTTCAGCTGTTCTTTCTGTAGGTTCAAATACTTGAGCCTGCATCGTAACAGCAACTTTTCCATTATCCATCTCCTCAATTTGAGGATTAAATGCCTTTCCGATTAAATCTTCAGGCGTTCTTTGATGAGTGTAATATATAGGCAGTTCATTGAAAGCTTCTAAACTTTCTTTAAGAAGACTTGGTTCAATGAAAACTTTTTGTTCTTCGCCATCAACTTCATAGTCGTGTCGACCTGAAGTAATAGCTTTGATAGGAAACTCCCAAACGTCCCTCTTTTCTTTAGAAGATTGTTTAATCTTTTCCACATCTAATTTGAAATCCATAGCAAAACTTCTTTGGGTCTCAGCGCTGTTAATAGTTCCAAATTCTTTTTCTTCACCATTCTCTTCTGCCCACATTAGGCACATTCCCTTTGCCATAGCATCGGGGTTGTCTATTCCTCTCTTTTTCAGTCGAGGACCTAACTCTAATACACATCGTTCAAACGTCGTCATACAACTACCTCCACAACCTCTTCTTTCTTAACTTTCTGGTTGCTTTGCTTTCTTTTGTTACCTGATTTATTTTTAGAAAGTCTCTGTTCTGTTCTGCGACCTTCTTCTTTTTTATCTTGATTTTTCCCTCCACTTAAGTTTACATTAGGTTCAGTAGGTTGCATTTCTACAACTCCTTCCTTATCTAAACCTCTTTCAGCTCTTACTTCTCCAGAAGCTAATACACCTTCTGATAGATATATCATATCTGTTTTAGCCTTTGTAAATGCATCTTCTAAGTTGAGTGCACGGAAAACAAAACGGGCATCGCCAAGTTGTGGCATTAGTTGTGAATTAATTGATGATTCTACAGCTTTTTGTAAATATTTAACATAAGGTTCAAAAATAGGTCTTGCCTCAGCAGGGTTAGACCACATTGTTCTTGGTACCTTTAAAGCCATATGTATTTTATCTAATAAATCATCTGTGTATTTACCATATTCAAAGGCACGGTCAGTACCTTCGAGTTCTTTAATTTGAATATCGTTACCGTGAATTATATCTTCACCGGGTTCTAAAGTATTAAAAGTTTCAACAATTTCATTAATCTTATCAGGGCCATAGGGCATATCAGGGAGCCCGCAGGAAATGTCGAAACGAGAGACCGCATATTTATTAAGAGCGGCACCGATGTCACGCTCTGCATAATCCTTTAGGTCTACTAAGTATAAAATAGTATGGATGTCTGAAAGTCCATACGCATAATCATCAAAAGGGTTGTTTTGTAATTCTACTATCTCATCTGGTTCAAAACGAACATCTTCTTGGTCAGCACCTATGGATTGATAATACCACATTACTTGACCGTGTTCGTTTCTTTTAACATACATATTTTGAGAAGACCTTAGGAGTAGGTTGTCTCCAGTCCATTCCAAATAGCCTGAACCAAAGATTCGAGCATTACGTAGCCAACCATAGATTGTCATATCAATGTTGATATCAACAAACATCTTCTCTATTTTTTCTCTAAGTTCCTTATCTTCAGTAACAATGTCATAACCATCCTTTACTGCATAAAGACAAGGTAAGTCAATTAAAGAACGTACAATTGGGTCTGCGAGATAAACATTCATATAAGTTCTATTGTCACCTATATGTTGTTCATAATTTCTTTGTCCCTGACTGTGGGAAAGTTTTAATCTTCTTATAACCCCGTCTCCAAAACTGCGCGGTTCATCCTTTTTTGTATTAGGATTACTGCCTGTAACAGCAAACAAACGGCGTATTCTATCACCAAGACCCATTGGTATCAAATAATAAATAGTCGGGTCTAATATTTAAAGTTATTGCTCACAATCCCCGTATATAACGTTTTCCAGAGCTAGAATTACGCCTTCCGGAGGTTGTTAATGAACTTCTACTGTGTCTTCCGCGTCTAGTTTTAGTTTTCTTTTTAACAGTTACTGAACTAAGACTTGCACTAGCAGGTAACATTGATAATGCAGAGTGCACACCAATCACACTACTATCACAATAATCATCGTGTTTTCCATTTGGAGCAGCTATCTTTTCTGTTTTTTGAGTAGAATCCATCACATATTCAATATCACAGTGTTCTCTATACCATTTCCACATTAATTTTTTGGCTTCACCTTCTTGGTAATCGGGTGTAGGAACCTTAATAGCAGCTTTTTGCACAAATGATACGTAATCACGATAAGCATAAGTTTTTGACCCCCTTGGCCCTCCAG